CCTGTTCAGCAGGAGTTATCAGAGAACTGCAGCGTTCAGTTTATCCACGATGAATCAGGTGTTGACTGGTATGTGCTACAGAAATTATTTCAGCCAGACACACTGAAAATACAGTATGACAAAACAGGGCTGATTATTGCTGCGGATAAAGATGCAACAAAGTTATTTCCGCTGAATTGCTCTGTTGTGGAACTCGCTGATACTGATATTCCTGATGGTTTCCAGGCTGGTAATTTTACCTATAGCAACGGCGTTATCGCACCTGTTCAGGTTGATTATGTTGCTTTAGCGACAGCAGAGCGCGACAGGCGTATGACGTCGGTAACAGCAAAAATCAATCAGCTTGTAGAAGCTCAGGATGATGACGACATAACGGCTGACGAATTGTCCGAACTCACTGCGTTACGTGAATACCGAACAAAGCTGCGCCGACTGGATTTGCGTTATGCCCCTGATGTTGAGTGGCCACCTTTGCCAGAATAATTAAGGCGGGCACCTGCCCGCTTTTTCTTTATCCATATGTTGTATCAGTCCTTAGACAATCCTGATAAATAGCCCCTCACTGAACCAGCCAGGACAATAACACTTGCCCACTAACCACGGAGTTAACCGGATGAGTGATTTTCACCACGGCACGCAGGTCATCGAAATTAATGACGGTACGCGTGTCATTTCCACAGTAGCGACTGCAGTCGTTGGCATGGTTTGTACAGCCAGCGATGCAGATGCCACGCTATTTCCCCTCAATGAACCGGTACTGATTACCAATGTGCAAAGCGCCATTGCGAAAGCCGGTAAAAAAGGCACGCTGGCTGCATCACTGCAGGCCATCGCAGACCAGTCAAAACCCGTCACTGTTGTTGTACGTGTTGAGGATGGAGCCGGCGATGACGAGGAAGCTGCGCTCGCACAGACTGTTTCCAACATTATCGGAGGTACGGATGAGAACGGTAAATACACCGGTATCAAGGCTCTCCTGACTGCTCAGGCCGTCACCGGCGTCAAGCCGCGTATTCTTGGGGTGCCGGGGCTGGATACTAAAGAGGTCGCGGTCGCGCTTGCGTCGGCTGCCATTAAGTTACGTGCATTTGCTTACGTCAGCGCGTGGGGATGTAAGACTATTTCCGAAGCGATGGAATATCGTAAAAATTTCAGCCAGCGCGAGCTGATGGTTATCTGGCCTGATTTCCTCGCGTGGGACACAGTCAAAAATACCACCGCAACGGCTTACGCCACTGCGCGTGCACTCGGCCTGCGTGCTTACATCGACCAGACTGTCGGCTGGCACAAAACCCTGTCTAACGTTGGTGTACAGGGCGTTACCGGCATCAGCGCCTCAGTGTTCTGGGATTTACAGGCATCCGGCACCGATGCTGACCTGCTCAACGAGGCCGGGGTTACAACGCTGGTACGCAAGGACGGTTTCCGCTTCTGGGGTAACCGCACCTGCTCGGATGACCCGCTTTTTCTGTTTGAGAACTACACCCGCACCGCGCAGGTACTGGCCGACACGATGGCCGAGGCGCACATGTGGGCGGTCGACAAGCCCATTACCGCCACGCTCATTCGTGACATTGTTGACGGCATTAACGCCAAATTCCGCGAGCTGAAATCAAACGGCTACATCGTGGAGGGTAAATGCTGGTTCGATGAGGAATCGAACGACAAGGAAACCCTCAAGGCCGGGAAACTGTATATCGACTACGACTATACACCGGTTCCGCCACTGGAAAGCCTGACCCTGCGCCAGCGTATCACCGATAAATATCTGGTGAATCTGGCCGAATCGGTCAACAGCTAAGGAGCCTGAAACAACATGGCACTACCCCGTAAACTCAAATACCTGAATATGTTCAACGATGGCCTCAGCTACATGGGCGTTGTTGAATCCGTGACGCTGCCGAAACTGACCCGCAAGCTCGAAAACTATCGCGGCGGCGGTATGAATGGCGCGGCAGCGATTGACCTCGGCCTCGACGATGATGCGCTCACCGTCGAATGGTCTGTCGGTGGCCTGCCTGATGTGGCGCTGTGGGCGCAGTACGCCGCCCCGGGTGCTGATGCTGTGCCGCTGCGTTTTGCTGGTTCTTACCAGCGCGACGACACCGGCGAAATCGTGGCGGTCGAGGTGGTCATGCGTGGCCGTCATAAAGAAATCGACGGCGGCGAGAATAAGCAGGGTGAAAACACCTCGACCAAACTGTCGACTGTCTGCACCTACTATCGCCTCACGATTGATGGCAGCGACGTCATCGAAATCGACACCGTCAACATGGTCGAGAAGGTGAACGGCGTCGACCGGCTGGAACAGCACCGTCGCGCAATCGGGCTGTAATTCCCTGACCGGTCGCACTGCTGGCCGGTTATTAATCCCATTCAGAACAGAGAAAAACATCATGGCAAAAGCACCACGTAAAACCGCTGAATTTATTGATACGGTTGGCAATGAAATTGACACCGTAAACCCGAACGTCGTGACCCTGGACAAACCGATTAAGCGCGCCGGTCAGACGATTGATAAAGTCACCCTGATTGAGCCGAACGCCGGTACCCTGCGCGGCGTCAGTCTGGCGGCGGTGGCGCAGTCCGAAGTCGACGCCCTGATTAAGGTGCTGCCCCGCATGACCTACCCCGCGCTCACCGCGCAGGAGCTTACCGCGATGAACCTGCCCGATATGTTGTCGCTGGCCGCTAAGGTGATTGGTTTTTTGTCACCGGCTTCGGCGGAATAGACTTTCCGCCAGACCTGTCGACTGATGACCTGATGGCGGATATCGCAGTGATATTCCACTGGCCGCCATCAGAACTCTGTTCCCTGAGCCTGACCGAGCTCATCACATGGCGCGAAAAGGCGCTGCAGCGTAGCGGAAACCACAATGAGTAATAACCTGAGGCTTGAGGTATTGCTGAAAGCGGTCGACCAGGCGACCCGACCGCTTAAATCCATCCAGACCGCGAGTAAAACCCTGTCGGGTGATATTCGCAACACACAAAAGGGTCTGCGCGACCTGAACGGTCAGGCGTCGAAAATCGACGGCTTTCGTAAGGCAAGCGCGCAACTGGCCGTTACTGGTCAGGCGCTTGACAAGGCAAAGCGCGAAGCCGGTGAGCTGGCTGTGCAGTTTAAAAACACCACCAGTCCGACCCGCGCGCAGGCGCAGGCGCTCGAAGCGGCAAAACGTGCCGCCTCTGAGCTGCAGATGAAATATAACAGCCTGAGAACATCGGTACAGCGCCAGCGTTCCGAGCTGATGCAGGCCGGTATCAATACCCGCACCCTGTCTGCCGATGAACGTCGACTCAAAACCTCCATCAGCGAAACGACGGCGCAGCTTAACCGACAGCGTAATGCACTGGCGCGCGTCAGTGCGCAGCAGGCGAAATTAAGCCGGGTGAAAGAACGATATAAATCAGGTAAAGAGCTTGCCGGTAACATGGCCGCAGCAGGCGCTGCCGGGGTCGGTATTGCGACGGCGGGAACGATGGCCGGGGTTAAATTACTGATGCCCGGTTATGACTTTGCACAGAAAAATTCCGAGCTGCAGGCTGTGCTCGGGGTAGAAAAGCAGTCGCCAGAAATGCAGGCGCTACGTAAACAGGCGCGCCAGCTCGGTGACAATACCGCCGCTTCTGCTGATGATGCAGCCAGTGCGCAGATTATCATTGCAAAAGGTGGTGGTGATGCGGCAGCTATAGCGGCTATGACACCTGTGACTCTCAACCTGTCACTTGCGAACAGAAAAACAATGGAGGAAAACGCGCAACTGTTGATGGGGACAAAAGCCGCCTTTCAGCTTTCTAATGATGCGGCTGCGCATATCGGTGATGTTCTTTCAACCACGATGAACAAAACCACCGCTGATTTTCAGGGACTAAGTGACTCATTAAGTTATCTTGCCCCTGTTGCGAAAAATGCTGGAGTGAGTCTTGAACAAGCGGCGGCGATTACCGGCACGCTGCATGACAACAATATCAGGGGGTCAATGGCTGGGACGGGCGGCGCTGCTGTTATAACGAGACTACAGGCGCCCACAGGCAAAGCATACGATGCTCTCAAAGAGTTAGGGGTTAAAACCTCGGACAGCAAAGGCAATACGCGCCCGTTATTTACCATTCTGAAAGAGATGCAGGCCAGTTTTAAGCGCAACAATCTTGGTACCTCACAAAAGGCCGAGTACGTAAAAACGATATTCGGCGAGGAGGCTATGAAGTCTGCAAGTGTCCTTATGGCGGCAGCAGCAAGCGGAAAACTCGATAAGCTAACTGCCACGATAAAGGATTCAGACGGTAAAACCGAGGAACTGGTCAAGGTTATGCAGGATAACCTCGGCGGCGACTTTAAAGAGTTTCAATCTGCTTATGAGGCCGTCGGAACCGACCTTTACGACCAGCAAGATAGCTCGTTGCGTCAGCTAACTCAGACAGCAACGCGATATGTGCTAAAACTCGATAACTGGATCAAAGACAACAAGGAATTAGCGGAAACTATCGGCATTATCGCCGGTGGCGCACTTGCTCTGATTGGCATTATCGGCGGCATTGGTCTCGTTGCGTGGCCGGTTGTCATGGGGGTTAACGCCATTATCGCTGCTGCTGGCGTACTGGGTACGGTCTTTACTGTCGCCGGTAGTGCCATTGTGACCGCACTCGGTGCGATTACCTGGCCGATTGTGGCCGTCGGGGCGGCGATTGTGGCCGGGGCGCTACTTATCCGTAAATATTGGGAGCCCATCAGCGCATTTTTCTCTGGGGTGATTGAGGGCATCATGAGTGCTTTTGCTCCGGTCGGGGAAATGTTTGCGCCACTGGCACCCATTTTTGATGGACTCGGTGAGAGGCTGCGCGGAGTCTGGCAATGGTTTAAAGACCTGATTGCACCGGTGAAGGCCACGCAGGAGACGCTCGATAGCTGTAAAAATGCTGGCGTTATTTTCGGTCAGGCGTTGGCCTCAGCGCTGATGGCACCGCTGAACGTTTTCAACAAGCTACGCAGCGGTGTCGACTGGCTTCTCGAAAAGCTCGGCATTATCAACAAAGAGTCAGGCAGCCTCGACCAGACCGCCGCCAGAACCAACGCCGCCACGCAGGGTAATTCCTACATCCCGGCAACCAGCACATATGGCGGCTATCAGGCTTATCAGCCCGTTACCGCACCGGCGGGGCGCTCTTACATTGACCAGAGCAAAAGCGAATACAACATCACTCTGCCGGGTGGTGTTGCGCCGGGGCATCAGCTTGACCGCCAGTTACGCGACACGCTCGAACAGATTGAACGCGATAAACGTGCGCGCCAGCGTGCCAGTATGACCCACGATTTCTGAGGAAGGATAAAACGATGATGCTTGCGCTGGGAATGTTTGTTTTTGAACTCCGTACTCTGCCTTATCAGTCAATGCAGCATTCGAAAGATTACCGCTGGGCGTCTAATGACCGGGTCGGTAAACCGCCTGCATATCAGTTTCTCGGCGAGGGGGAAACCTCAATACAGCTTGCCGGTACGCTTTACCCTGCCATTACCGGCGGTCATATATCCCTGCTGGCTGTGGAACTGATGGCCGATGAGGGCAGGGCGTGGCCGCTGATTGAGGGGACTGGCAAAATCCTCGGGATGTATATCATCGATAAGGTGTCGACCACGCACGCCGAGTTTTTCAGCGATGGCGCGGCAAGAAAGATTGATTTCACGCTTTCGCTAAAACGGGTCGATGAATCACTGACGGCAATGTTTGGCGACCTGAATAAACAGGCGAGCGAGCTTCTCGGCTCTGCCGGTAATCTGACCGATAAGCTGCAGGGTGCGCTCGGAGGGCTGACCACATGATTACGGGCATGACCATTGACGCCGGTGCCAGTCTTGCACCGGCATTTATGCTAACGCTGAACAGCCAGGACATTACCAGCAATTTTAGTGACCGGCTGATTTCTCTCACCATGACCGACAATCGGGGGTTTGAGGCTGACCAGCTCGACATTGAGCTCGACGACACCGACGGCAAAGTCGAGTTACCCCTGCGCGGGGCGGTGCTGACGCTGTGGCTTGGCTGGCAGGGTTCGGCGCTACTGAATAAAGGCGATTTTACGGTCGATGAGATTGAGCACCGGGGCGCGCCTGATACCCTGACCATCCGGGCGCGTAGCGCAGACTTTCGCGGAACGCTCAATTCACGACGTGAAGAATCATGGCACGATACCACCCTCGGTGAGCTGGTAAGCACCATTGCAAAGCGTAACAAACTGACGGCCAGCGTCGCGGATTCGCTGAAACAAATCCCGGTACCGCATATCGACCAGTCGCAGGAATCCGACGCGGTATTTCTTACCCGGCTGGCTGACCGAAACGGAGCGACTGTATCGGTTAAAGCGGGAAAGCTCCTGTTTCTGAAAGCCGGTAGTGCGCTGACGGCCAGCGGTAAGCCCATTCCACAAATGACGCTGACCCGCAGTGACGGCGACCGCCATCAGTTTGCCATTGCCGACCGCGGAGCTTATACCGGTGTAACAGCTAAATGGTTGCACACCAAAGACCCGAAGCCGCAAAAACAGAAAGTGACGCTGAAACGCCAGCCAAAAGAGAAGCACCTTCGCGCACTGGAACACCCGAAAGCAAAGCCGGTTAGCAAAAAGACGAAGTCCAGAAAAGAGCCGGAGGCTCGCGAAGGTGAGTATATGGTCGGTGAGGCCGATAACGTGCTGGCACTGACGACGGTCTACGCTTCCAGAGCGCAGGCGATGCGCGCCGCTCAGGCTAAGTGGGATAAGCTGCAGCGAGGCGTTGCGGAGTTTTCAATTACGCTGGCGCTTGGTAGGGCTGATTTATTCCCTGAGACACCGGTGCGCGTGTCAGGCTTTAAGCGCGTCATAGACGAGCAATCTTGGTTAATCAGTAAGGTGACTCACAATATGAATAAAAGTGGCTTCACGACGGGCTTAGAGCTTGAGGTTAAGCTCACTGATGTGGAGTACAGCTCAGAAGAAAGCGAAAGCTAA